CCCATGCACATGGCGTTGCGCAGCGCGTCCACCCAGAGGTCTGTCCGCAGATCGGTGGCGACCAGGTTTCCGGCCTCGGTCGAGGTGCCCACGTTGAAATCCCGCTTGGCCCACGCCTCGAAGGGCACGAAAAAGCCCTCGGGGTCGCGGCCCATCAGTTTCGCCATCGCGCGGGAGCACTCCAGTTCGAACCCGGCCTTGGACCAATCGCCCAGGATCGCCGCCTGGAGGGCGCGGCCGAAGCTGTACCGCTGCACATCGCGGGCGGTCATGTCGAGCTGCAGCGCCTTGGTGTCGCTGTGCCGCTCGTCGATGCGCTTCATGATGAGATCCTTGAAACGCTCGGTGGTCCAGCCGTTGCGCACGGCGTCGGCCACGTCGGTGGCCTTCATGTATTTCGCGTAGGTCTCGCCGTTGGCGATGATTTCGGAGACGCGAGTGCGCTCCAGTTCTTCCGGCTTCGTCGTCGGAGCCGGCGCTGCGGTATTTTCCATGACTTGGATCTCCTGTCTGGATGTGGATGAAACCGCGCTCGCCGGCGGCGCCGCGGGTGCTGCGTGAAACTGTCGCCCGACCCCGACACTGGCGTCGGCGGGCACGGACACGATGGACGCCTCGAAAGGTTCCCACCGCGTCACGGTGAATTCATCGGGCTGGCCCTTCTCGCCGCGCTTTTCGGTGTGGTTCAGCCATTGGTAGCCGATGGACATCTCCCGATGGCCCTCGCGCACCGCGGTCGCCACCTGCTGCGCCTGGTCGGTGGAAAAGAACCGCAGGTCCGCCCGAAGGCGGCCACCCTCGACGCGCAGGTTGTGCGCGCGCCCGATCAGGGTGCCGGGGCTGAACGCATCGTGCCCGAACAGCAGCGGCAGGCCCTCGGCGGCCCGGGAGAGATCCACGGCATCCGGGGTGTGGACCAGGGTTTCGTAACCGAACCAGCGCAGATACGGCTTGTCGCTGGACAGGCTCGCCGCGAAGGTTTCCCCGGTATCGGCCTCGGCGGCCTTGAATTCCAGGCGCCCGTATCGCTGCAGGGCGGCCCCGTCGCCGGGTCGCTCGGGGCGTTCAGATAGATCCGTCATCGGTGCATGCCTCCTATCACTCGCAGGTTGCGCAATCGGTTGGCGGTGTCCTCATCTTCCGTCACCGCGTCATCGGGTTCCTCGACGTCCGGTTCCTCGGGTTCAGCGGGCGCGGCCGGTGCCGCCGTGCCGCCGACCGGGCCGAACATTTCGGCCTCGGCTTCGATTTCGTTGAACACTTCGTCCGGGTCCTCGCCGCGCTCCAGGATGAGCCGGCGCCGGCTGGTAAGCCCGAGCTTGAGATTCGTTTCCGCAGCCTGTGCTTCTTTCACCGGGTCGATGCCCTGCCAGCGCCGCGGTTGCCAGGTGGCGGCGGCCAGATACTGCGATTGCCGCCCCGAATCCAGCGTTCGGAGCGACTCCACCCGCAGCATGGCGTGGGGGAGCCACGCCGCGAACACCTGGGCATGGAGTCGCGCTGTAAGCCGCGCCTGCAGCCGCTTGAACTGCTCGCGTTCCTCGAGGATGCCGACCCGGGCGCTGCTGTAGTTCACGCTTTCCAGGTCGTTGCCGAGGGACACATAGGACACGCCCAAGCCGCTGGCCACACCGCGGATGCACGCCTTGATGTATTCGCCGTGGGAAACGTGGGGATAATCCGACTCGAAGGGCCGGAAGTCGTAGCCGCTCGGCAGCGTGTCGAATGTGCCCGGCACGGCCGTAGCGTATTTCTGCGCGGCGGCGGTGAGCTGCTCGATTTCCTCGGCGCTGAGCGTCTTGCCCTGCGCCTTCGCCATTTCCAGCACGCCGTTGACGATGGTGTCGGCGATCCCCGGCGGGGCTTCGCCGGTGGGGCTCACGAAGAACCCGACCCGCTTGGCCGCGTTGCTCGAGGCCACCGCGGCGGCCTGCTCGAAGTCCTGCGCCAGGAACAGGCGCCGGGCGCTGGTGCCGGTCCAGGGCCAGCCGCGCACCTGGCCGGGCTCCTCGGCCTCGAACTCATGGATGATCTGGTTCGCCGGGACGCGGGTATGCGCGTAGGGCGAGGCGGTTGAGAATTCAGTGCGCCCGCCGTTCCGCAGGTGGTAGGCGAGCGGCTTTCCGAACTGGTCGATCTCGACGCCCATCACGATGCGCCGGCCCTCGCTCATCTGCTGGTTGAGGCTCACGTCCAGCAGTGTGGGGTCGATCACCTGGACCTGGTAGCCGTGGGGGCCCGCAAGGACGTGCCGGATCAGGTATTCCCCGTCCCGCGCCAGGCATTCCAGGGCGAGACTTTCCACGCTGGCCCAGTCCAGCTTGCCGGTGACATCGCAGTGGCCGATTTTGCCCCAGTCAGTCCAGGCTTCTTCGAGGCGGAGGTTCACCGCATCATTCGGGCGCCCGTTGCGCAGTTGCATGCGCATCTGGAGCTTGAGCCCGCTGGGCCCGAGGACGTTGTTGAGCAGCAGCGAGCGGTAGCGTCGGGCGTAATCGTTGTTACGCCAGAGGGCGCGCGAGCGCGCGACGGCGGTGGCCAGACCCGACTGCAGGTCCAGGTTGAGCGTGTCGGTGGACGAGCCCCAGGACGCGGTCCACGCCGGGGTCTGGGCCACTTCGAGGGCCCGGCGTGCAAACGCCGCCTTGAGGCGGCGCCGGTTGCGGAAGTTGGCGAGCCAGCCCATTTACATCCGCACGTAAACCCGGCCGGCGGCCACCCCGCCGTTGACCGCCGCCTCGAGGGCCCGTTCCCGGGCCACCTCCTGCTCCAGCTGCTCGATGCGCTCGACCATTTCGCCGGGACTTTCGAAGGTCACCGAGCGGTCCCGGATGGTGAGGGTCTTGCGCCCCGCGCCGCCGCTTGCGGTCCAGGCGTAGTAAGCGGCCTTCAGGGCGTCCAGCGCCTGGCGGGCGGCGCTGCGCCCGTCGTAGGCCGTGGCGGCGGCGAGATCCGGGAGGACCTCAACAGTGCCCGAGTAAACCGTGTAGCGGAGCGCGCCCGAGGTGACCGTGCCGACGAGCGTCCAGGTGCCCGCGGCCAGGGCGGCGGTGGTCGCCGCCGTCAGGGTGGCGACGTGGGTGGTGCCGCTGGTGGTGACGGTGGCCGAGGCCGAGGTGGTGGCGTTGAGGAGCTTATAGGCCAGCGTCCAGGTCCCCGCCGGGTACTCGTCCAGCGTTTTATTCCATGTGACGGTATCGCCGGCGCGGAAGGACGCCGGCTCGACGGTGGAAACATCAGCCATGCCGGAAGCGTAAACGCTTCCGGGAAACCTTTAAAGGATCAGCCTTCCGTTTTGCCGGGAAAACGGAAAGTTTGTGCCTATTTCCGCGGCGCTAGCACCAGATACCCCTCGTCCTCGGTGAGGGTGCGGCTCATGTGCGTGTCCGCGAACATCCGGCGGATCCAGTCCGCCCCATTGGGCTGCGGGTCCGCGATCCCCTCGGGCAGCGGGCCGGACTTCCAGTCGCCGGTTTCGTACAGCCGCAGGTCGTCGATGATGATCACGTCCTTTCCGGCGCGCCGCTTCGCCCAGATCACCTCCAGCTCGGTCGCCAGCGGCAGGCGCAGGTGGTCCGCAGCCTGCGGGCCTGGGTAGTCCTCCTCGAGCCCATAGTCCGCGCCGCCAGGGAAATGCGCGTCCAGGTAAATCAACGCCGGCGGCAGCCCGGGCATGACGGCGCTCAGGAACCGCGCCGAGTCCGAGCGCAACACCCGCACCCGCCGGTATGCGGCCAGGCGCCCGATGGCGGTCACCGCCAGAATCGGCTCGATCTCGCAGGCCCACAACTCTTCGAATTCCGGCACCAGGGCAGCGGCATGGAACAGGCTGTCCCCGTGGCCCGCCCCGGTTTCCACATAGGCCCGCAGCCGGTGCTGCTTCACCAG